GGGTGGGTTTTGCCCATCCTCTTTTTTTTTAAAAGCAAATGATAAGAAACAAAAAAATAACAAGCTATACACCTGAAGCAAATTGGGGTTTGACTTTGGTTGAAGCAAAAAGACATTTAAACATATTGGATTCATCATTTGATGATTTAATAAACGACTACATAGCATCTGCACATTTAATGTTATGGAACGAAGCTGGTTTGCTTATCAAGGGCGGTGTGACTGGTTACATGATTGAATGGGATGACTTTAGAATTGATGTCAATCCTATTGATACCTTTTCAATTTACTATTATGATTCTAATAACACACGTACATTGTTAGATTCATCAAAATACATTGCAACAAATGGACTTTATTCATATGTAGAAATGAAGGACAATTTGCCAAACTTATATGATCGTGATTTTCCAATTGAAATTGAAATAACAACTTTGGCGAATACTGATGACATGATAAAACAAGCATTGCGAATGATAGTTTCGGATTTCTTTGAAAATAGACAAAGCACAATTGTTGGAAGTAACTTGCATAATTTATCACGTGGAACTAAATTCCAAATGTCAATGGTAAGCCAACGAACTGAAATATGAACATAGGTCGTTTAGATAGAAAAATTGTGATTGAGTCACAAACGTTTTCAACCAATTCAATTGGTGAATACACTGCAAGTTGGTCAACATATCACACAACCTTTGCAAATGTGCAACGTGGTCTTGGTAATGAAAAAGTTGAAGCAGACCAAGTGACATCCACAAGCAAGGTCAAGTTCAAGATTCGTTTCTTTGATGGAATAGATGAATCAATGCGGATTTTATACAACACAAAATACTATGACATTCTTGACATCCAAGAACTTGGTCGTGAAGGTCTAATGATAAGTGCAAATAAAAAACTATGATAAAGTTTGACATACAAGGTTTTGATCATGTTGCACTTGAAATTCAATCATTGTCTGATGATAAAATGAAAAGGAGTGAAATCCTTAAAATATTAAGAAGGCAAATGAAGCCAGTTCTTGCAAAGATGAAACAAAATGCACCAAATCAACGAACAAAAGAAATAAAAGTTGGTGACACAATATATCCACCACAAGAACTCAAAAATTCACTTGCAATAAAAACATCACCTTTGAAAAATTATCCAAATGTTTTGGTTGGTCCAAGATACGGAGGAGGTGCAAAAAAGCATGATGGGTTTTATGCGTTTTGGATTGAATACGGTGTTGGAAAACACATCAACAACCCAACTGGAAAAAAGAATTTTATTCAGAAAACTTATTCTGAAATGAGTGATAAAATATATGGTCAAGCGAGTAAAGAACTTGAAAAGTATATTAAAAGAAAAGCAAAAAAATTAAATTTATGAGAATAGAATTAACAACGGATTATGCAATCCACACAAGAACATTGCCTGAAGGATCACAATTGCGTGTTTCCAATAAATTAGGAAAAGAATTGATTGACTTAAAAGTAGCAAAAGCACTTGATGGTTTTACTTTTGAAGAAGAAATTGAACACATTGTTGAAGTAGCAATGGACAATGAAGAAAAGCCGAAAGTTAAAAAAGTTACAAAGAAGAAAAAATCTAATAATTAATATTGTATTTAAATTTAAAAGAATAAAAAAATGCCCTCGACTGGAATATTAAACGGAACATTAGCAAAAATACAAGTTGCTGGAACAACAGTAGCACACCTAACATCAAACTCATTGACATTTGATATGTCAACAAGGGAAGCAAGTACAAAAGACTCAAACGGATGGAAGCAAGCATTAGAAGGACAAAAATCATTTAGCGGTTCAGCTGAAGGATTTTTTGCTGAAGATGCAACTTACGGATATGAAGATTTGTTTGATGTATTTGCAGCAAGAACATTAGTAACTGTAACATGGACAACTGATGTGACTGGTGACACAGAATACAGTGGCTCATGCTACATCACATCACTTGAAAAAACTGATGGACTTGAAGAATCAAGCACATTTTCAGTATCATTTGAGGGAACTGGTGCAGTGACAAAAGCAACTGTGTAAGAAATTGATTTTTGTTATATTGTGATAAATGGGGGATGGGGGTAACTTCATCTCCTTTTTTTATATTTGTAGCATGATAAAAATTAATAACAAAGAGTACAAGTTTAAATTCGGTTTCAAAGCATTATTAATGTATGAAAAAGAAACTGGAAGCAGTATTTCCGCAATGGGTGAAAACATTAAAATGGCTGATATTGTAGAAATCGCTTATGCGGGCCTACAAGCAGCTGGCGAGAAAGTTACAAAGGATTTTATCATTGATGCAATTGATGATGATATGGGCCTTTTAAACGTATTCACAGAAGCTATGTCAGAAGATATGGCGGCTATGAATAATTTGAAGGCAGAAGCAAAAAAGTAAAACAACCTTTGATTAATTGGATACGGGGTTTTGTCCTGGGTGCATTGAAGCAAAGCCCCGCATCCTTAGAAAGTTATTCAATGGTTGAAATCCTAGATGCTTACTATGGTCACCAAATGGACCAAAAAATAAGTGAGCGGGTACATTGGGAGACTGCTAGGTTTGTTTCGTTTGTGTCATTAAAAGCGGCGGGGAATAAAAGAATGAAGAGCCCTACAGATTTGATGAAATTTGAATGGGAGAAAATCAGCACACCGAAAGGCACCAAAGGCAACGGCTGGAGCAAAGAAGAATTGCAAAAGTTAAAAGAAGAAAAACCGAATTGGTTTAAATAAAAAAATGGCAAAAAAAAGTGTAAATTTACGCATTGGGTGGGACATGAAGGCGTTCTCAACGTCTTCTCAAAACTTGAGTAGAAGTCTAAAAAGCACCGGCAAGAAAATGCAATCGGTGGGAAAATCAATGTCTATGTCATTGACCGCTCCAATTGTCGGGCTAGGTGGTTTAGCCGTGAAAACGTTTGCAGATTTTCAGCAATCAATGGCAAAGGTGCAAGCCATAAGTGGTGCGACTGGTGACGATTTCTTGGCATTAACAAAAACGGCAAAAGACCTTGGAATTTCAACCAGGTTTGCAGCGAGTGAGGTTTCCGAATTGATGTTGAACTATTCAAAGCTAGGTTTTTCATCAGATGAGATTCAGAAAATAACGGGGGCAACGCTTGATTTGGCACTTGCAACCGGTGAAGATTTGGCAAGAAGTGCTGAAGTTGCGGGGTCAACATTGCGTGCATTTGGTTTGGATGCAACCGAAATGGTGCATTTGACCGATGTAATGGCAAATTCATTTTCATCATCGGCGTTGGATCTTGATTCATTTGCAGAATCAATGAAATATGTTGCCCCAATTTCAAAAGCGGCGGGCGTTTCACTTGAAGAAACAAGTGCAATGCTTAGTTTATTAGCTAACAGCGGCATAAAAGGGTCACAAGCGGGCACAGCACTTAAGAAGATAATATCTGAAATAGGGGCAAGCGGAAAGCCGACAAACGTTGCATTAAAAGAATTGGCCGCAACTGGTTTAAATCTTGCAGATGCTGAAGGTGAAGTGGGAGACCGTGCAAAAGCGGCATTATTAATTTTGGCGGATGGGGCTGCACAAATTGATCCATTGACCGAGGCCTACAGAACGCAATCAAATGTAGCCAAAGAGATGGCCGGAATAATGGATGACACACTTGAAGGTTCAATGATGAAGCTAAAATCTGCAACTGAAGGTTTGGGAATTTCCTTTGGTGAGGTTATGGCTCCGGCTATCAGTTCAGCCGCTGAAACGCTTTCAAGTATTGCAATAAAGTTTTCAAACCTATCAGAGGGAACAAAGAAAACCATAGTTGTCATAGCTTCGCTTGTGGCAGGCATTGGGCCATTAATTTTTGCGGTGGGTGCATTGACAACGGCATTTGCTTTTTTAGCTGCAAACCCAATAATTTTAATTATTACGGGAATAATATTAGCAATTGCCGGATTAGTTGCTGTCTTTATATATGTTAAAAACAACGCACAAGCATTTGCCGATTTCTTTTATAATCTTTGGGTCAAAATTGCAAATGGTTTCATAGATAGCGTCAAGTTTATAATACAAGGGCACTTAAAATTGGCAGAGATGTTGGGGCTTGATATTGGTAGCGGGGTTAATGCTTGGCTAGATTCATTTAAATTAACTGCAAGAGAAAGTAAAAAAGAGTTTCAAACATTAGGCGAAGCGTTTGAAGATGTTAAAAAAACTATCGGTGGAGCACTGCCAACACCTGATCCCGTAAAAGTACCTAAAGCACCAACAACAGACACAGACACGGGAGAGGGTGAAAAAGACTTAACAGAAAACCAACAAAAAAAGCGAATTGGCAAATTAAAGCAAGAACTTTTTGAAGTTAATACAATAATAAAAAAGATTGGTGAAACTCCAATTTTGCCAGTTGTAAACGTTGAAGCTATTAAAACATCATTGGGGAAAGTTGCAGAGGATAGCGTTCATATTTTTGCTCAAATAGGCAGAAAAATGGGGGCGGCACTTTCAACTGGATTAAAAGATTTAGCAACTGAGGGGCTGGCTAGTTTAGGTTCTTTTATTGGGGATTCATTAACCGCCAACACAATGATGGAGGACCAATTGAAACAAACTGAAAATCATTACAATAAAATGATTCAAGCAGCCCAAGGTAATGCAGATGAAATATCAAGAATAGAACAAGAAAAACAAGCAAAAGTTGCTGAAATACAAGAGTCGTTTTCGTTTGATAATAGGGTTCAAGACTTTGGGCGTGGGTTGCTTGATTCCATTGGTAAGTTTATGGGCCAATTTGGTGAAGCTATGATTGCTTTAGGTATTGCAGAATCAGCACTAGGCAAGGCCATTGCTTTAGGGCTAGCGGGGGTACCACTTGCTATTATTGTCGGGGTTGGTTTAGTTGCAGCGGGTGCAGCAATATCAAGTCTAAGCAAAAAAGGGATGGGCAGTGGATCAACATCTACATCCACATCACCCGCGCCAAGTTATTCAAATAGCGGTGGCCAAAATGGATATCAAAATATATTTTCTACAAAAATAAGCGGGCGTGATTTAATTATAGTTCAAGAAAGAGAATCAAGTTTTAAAAGATGAGCAACATAATATTTGAAAGTCAATTTTATAGTTTAGCGGGGGAAGATTACCGGGTTAGATTATACGGCAAAAACTACGTTGGTTTAAACGCTCCAATTTCTGGGGGTTTAGGGCTTGTATATTATATCACCGGTGACTGGACTGATTACATAGAAGCTAATCAACCTATATTGTTGGTGACGGGAATTGTTGAAGATTCTGACAACATAAGTTCATTCACTTATAATTCGGGGTTAAACAGAACAGAAATAACCGTCTACACAGAAACTTTTGGCACACAAACAACCATAAAAAATGACAATACAGATCTAGCTAGTTTTATCCCATCTTTAAAACCGGTGGTGGTCGATTTAGTCACTGAGTATAAAAACTCAGATGATTATATATTAAGCCCATTAATGACATCAAGAACTGATGTAACTTATTCCAACGTTCAAGAAGATAGAACGAGTGTAAATAGTGCTTTTTTTGACCGTTTTATTGATCTGTATCTTCAAAGCGATGATGATGAATTAAGGTTGACCGTTGAACGTAATTTAAGCGGGTATAAACTACAATGGGCTGGCAATTTAGTTATGGATCTTATTGAGTGGAATAATGAAAGCAGCCCGCGTGAATATGTGTTTAGAACGATTGATGGAATAGATAGACTGAAGGATATTGAATACAATGGCGATGTAACAAGCCTACAAAATAAAAAATTAAAAGACATTATTTTAGATGTATTAGAACTGAATGGATTAGATGGTTTTTGGGAATCTACTGACGTTTATTTAAAAGAAAGTATTGAATACAAAGCCGTAGATGTAACGGGGGTTGATGCAACTGATAGTCTTTTAGACTACACATCTATGTACGAAAATCTTTTGATGAAGAAATCAAAAGCAAAAAATGACCGTGTATTTTTATCCGGTTATGATATACTCTATGGCATTATGGAAATGATGTCAACTAGGTTTATCCACACCAATGGATATTATTATCTGCAACAAATAAGAAATTACGATACTATAAACATT